TTTCGTTTTCATCGTATTATTATCGATGAGTTTCTTTTAATGCCTGAAAGAATTTATAATGAAGTTATTGTACCGTTCCTATCTGTTGTTCAAAATCCAACACAAAGAGAAGATTTGTATAAAGTAGAATCTAAATTAATTGCTCAAGGAGATATGAAAGAAGAAGATCGCTATCAATGGCCTAACAATAAATTGATAGCTTTGTATTCAGCGTCTTTTAAATTTGAATACTTATACAAATTATATGAGCAATACGAACAATTAATTTATAATCCAAAAAATAAAGAAAAAACAAAAAGATGCATTATGCAATTTTCTTATGATTGCGCTCCGGAGCAGTTATACGATCAAAATCTAATTAATCAAGCCAAATCTACAATGAGCGAATCTCAATTCTTGAGAGAATTTGGCGCACAATTTACAGATGATAGTTCTGGTTATTTTAAAATTTCTAAAATGGCTCTTTGTACTGTTCCTGATGGTGAACAGCCTTCAATCGAAGTAGTCGGTAAGCCTGAAGATGAGTATATCGTTTCTGTTGACCCATCTTGGTCTGAAACAGAGTCGTCTGATGATTTCGCTATTCAAGTTTTGAAAATTAATAAAGAAAAACAAATTTGTACATTAGTTCATTCTTATGCTTTATCTGGTTCATCATTAAAAGATCATATTCAGTATTTCTTATATATTTTAAATAATTTTAATGTTGTTGGAATTTGCATGGATTATAACGGTGGAGTTCAATTTATGAATTCTTGCAATGAAAGTGAAGTCTTTAAAGCGGCTAAAATAAATTTAAAACAAATAGTTACTGAATTTGAACGTCCAGAAGAGTATCAACAGAATTTATTAACTGCAAAATCAGAATATAATAAATCTGATTATCGATATGTTATACTTCGCAAGCCAACTTCTAGTTGGATTCGATTAGCTAATGAATTATTGCAAGCAAATTTTGATCATCAAAGAACATATTTTGCAAGTCGCGCTATTGATGATAATTTTAGAAGTCAAACTAGACAAAAAATAAATATTAATAACTTAAAATTTTCTAATGTTCTCGATTCAGAGAAAGAAAATGAAGAAGCTAAAATGATTGATTTTGTAGAACATTTAACTGACATGATACTGTTAACTAAAACAGAATGCGCTTTAATACAAATTACTACATCTGCACAAGGTTTGCAGAATTTTGATTTACCACCTAATTTAAAACGCAAGACCGGTCCAGATAAACCAAGAAAAGATAGTTATTCGGCTTTGGTTTTGGGAAATTGGATGTGCAAAATTTATTTTGATATGCAACAGGTTCATATCGAAGATATAACAGAAACATTTCAGCCACTTTTTATTGGTTAAAAGTCACTTTTAAAGTTACTATGTGTAACTATTAATAACATGAGTCGTAAATATACAAAAAAATCTGATTATTGGAATCAGTTTTCTAAAGGAGATGATAACAATGGCAATTTGCCTTTAGAATCACTGCTAAAAACCAATGATTCAGAACCCTCTTTAGTTGGCGATCCATTTTATCAGTCAGAAAGTAATGCTAGTTATGAAAGAGGTGGCGCAACTAGTAATTCTGAAATAAGACGCAATTTGGCTTATGTTGGCCCTAAGATTTATAAATATGGAAATATTCGCGAAGGATTATTGCCATTTGAGATGTCGATTAATGGTTATAATATACGTGATGCCATTGAGTTATGTCAAAAAGCTTATGCTAATATTGCCATTTTTAGAAATGCAATTGATATCATGTCAGAATTTGCAAATGCTGAAATTTATTTAGAAGGCGGTAGTCAAAAAGCTAGAGACTTTTTTACTAAGTGGATGAAATACGTCCAAATGTGGAATGTAAAAGATCAGTATTTTCGTGAATACTATCGAAGCGGCAATGTTTTCTTTTATAAGATAAACGCTAAATTTACTATTGATGATTTCTCTAAGATACTTGAGAGCTACGCTTCATATGATGGGTCATCTTATACTACAGACTTAATCCTTAATAAAGATTATCCCACTAAATATAATGTTAAAAACGAAATTCCAGTTCAATATATTCTTTTAAATCCATATTATTTAACAGTTAATAGAACAAGCTCTTGGAAATACGTTGTTTATCAAAAGATTCTTTCCGAATATGAATTAGAAAGATTGCAAAATCCTAAAAATGATCATGATAAATTAGTCTTTCAAAATTTAGATAAAGAAACACAAAATAAAATCAAAAATGGTCAGTGGTCACAAGATGGTTTGAAAATTCAATTGAATCCAACTGATGTAATTTATTCGTTTTATAAAAAACAAGATTACGAGCCATTTGCTGTTCCTTTTGGTTTTCCTGTTCTTGATGATATTAATTTCAAGCTTGAAATGAAGAAAATCGATCAAGCTATTTGTCGTACAATTGAGAATGTTATTTTATTAATTACGATGGGTAATGAACCATCTAAGGGTGGAATTAATCATAAAAATATTCAAGCAATGCAAAATCTTTTGCGCAATCAATCTGTTGGTCGTGTGCTTGTTGCTGATTACACAACTAAAGCAGAATTTTTAATTCCTGATATGAATAAAGTATTAGGATATGAAAAATATAGAATTGTTAATGAAGACATCAAAGAAGGTTTACAAAATATTTTAATTGGATCTGAAAAGTTTGCTAATACAACAGTTAAAGCTCAAGTATTTTTTGAAAGATTAAAAGAAGCTAGAAATGCATTTCTTAATGATTTCTTGCAACCACAACTTGATTTAATTTTTAGAAATTTAGGATTTAAAGGTAAATGTCCACAAGCTAAATTTGAAGAAGTTTCAATTAAAGACGAAACTCAGTTTAATCGTGTTGTTACAAGAATGATGGAACTTGGTATTCTTCCCCCTGAAGAAGGTCTTAAAGTTATTGAAACAGGTATTTATCCAACTCCTGAAGAATTAGTTGCTGCTCAGGAAAAATTCGTTCAACAAAGAGAACAAGGTTATTATAATCCAATTGTTGGTGGTGTGCCTATGATACCTCCACCTATTCCCGATATCGCTCCAGCCGCTCCAATAAAGAAAACATCTACTCCTAATGAAAGAGGCAGACCGCTTGGTGCAAAAACTTCTGTATTTGCTAAAGAAGCTATTGCTAAAACAATGGATGAAACAAAAAATTTAAACGCTTTAGTAGAAGTAGCATTAAAGAAAAAATATTCTAAGAAATCTTTATCCAGCGATCAAAAGAAAATAGCCGCGAGTATCAGTGAGGCAATTATTGTTGGTGCTGAAAATACCAAATGGAATGAATTAGCAAGCAAAGTTGTTAATGATCCTTCTGTTTTAGATAAATTAGGAATTTTAAACTCAATACAAGAACTTGCCGCAGAACATCAATTAGACACTTATTCTGCTAGTTTGTTATATCACAGTACAAAATATTCTGTGTAAATATAAATATTATTTATGTTTCTTTATAAAACAAAATTTGAGAATATTGTTACTGCTTCATTAAATTTTGATAACAATGCTCTACTATCTGTCGCTTCATTAGAGCCTCTCAAATCATTAATTCCATCTTCTGTTAATTTAGATAAAAATATTGATTTGGTTGGTGCCGCATTTAATGCGGCTGTTGTTAATAAATTTAATAAGAATGGAGATGGTATTGATACAAATACTGCGATTGCTTTTAAAAAATATTTTATTCATAAGCCGACTAATATAGAACATAAGAAGCAAAGAGTAGTTGGTCATATTGTTAATTCTGCTTTTTCTTCTTTTGATGATAATAAATTATTATTTGAAGAAGATGTAAAAGGAAGTTTGAATCCTTTCAATATAGCTTTAGCAGCTGTTGTTTATAAAACAGTTGATAGAGATTTCGCGGATGCATTAGAAAGTTCAAATGATCCAGAATCAAATTTATATCAAAAAATTAGTGCTAGTTGGGAAATTGGATTTAATGATTATCTTATTGCTGTTGGTAGTTTAGATTTAAAAGATGCTGAAGTAATTAGCAAAAAAGAACAAATCAATGAATTTAAAAAATATTTAAAAGGTTTTGATGGTCCTGGTAAACTAAATGATGGTACTCCTGTTTATCGTTTAGTGACAGGAAGAATTTATCCATTAGGTATTGGATTTACAACAAATCCTGCGGCTGATGTTCAAGGCGTGATTATTGATGATGGAGCATCAAGTATTAAAATGCCTGAAGAAAATGATAAATCAGAATCTATTGAAGTCAATTCTTCTGATGTATTAGATTTAATTAATAAAAAATTTTCACAAAATAACGATAATACTGTAATTACTAATAAAACAAAAATTATGGATCTAGAACAAATTATATCCGCATTAAAGACGGTTCTTGCAGAAAAGCAAGACACTGCAAAATTCAGTGAAGAAACCGTCGCTAGCATTTCAGCACAGATTGCTGAAAGCATCAAAAACAAAAACAACGAATTTAAGGCTCAATTAGCTGCCGCCGAAGAAGAGAAGGCAAAAGCTGTTGCTGATGCTGAAAAACTTCGTGCTGATTTAGATCAAGCTGTTGCTAAATTGACAGAAATAGAAACCGCTGTTAAAGCTCAAGCTTCACAAGATCTTTTTAATACAAGAATGTCAATTCTAGATCAAGAATATGAATTTGATGATTCTGACAGAGCTATTTTAGCAAAAGAACTTAATGGTTTAGAAAGCTCTGAAGAGTCTTTTGCTTCTTATAAAGATAAAGTCGCTGTTCTCTTTAAGCATAAGAGCAAAGCTTTCAAAGCTGAACAAGAGAAAATTTTCCAAGAGAGATTAGAAGCTGAATTAGCTAAGAGATTGCCAGCGGTTCAACCGACCGCTACTGAAACAACAGTTTCAAATACTGCTGCAACAGTTGAAGTAGAAACAGCTCTTGCCAATGCTAAAGTTGAAACACCCGCTGTTCCTACTTTCAGTT